CTCGGCCAGGCGGGTGTTGACGAACACGCGCAGCAGGCTGGTGTCGCCCGAGCGCTTGGCGTCGATGGCGCGCTGCCACTCGGCCACGAGCTCGGACCAGCTGAGCCAGCCGAGCGGGCTGTAGAGGCTGCTGAGCAGGAAGCCGCGCACGCGGCCGCCCTGCGCGCCCGCGGCATCGGCCACCCACTGGGCCTGGCCACCGGCGGCGGCATCGCGCAGCATGGTCGACTTGTGGTGCTCGGCGATCTGCGCGCCGCAGTGGCGGCACACGTAGTGGGCGGTGTGCGGCAGCGCGCGGCCGTCGGCGTCTTTGCTCCACTTCACGCCGTGCTCGGTGGCGGCGCCCCACTCGAGCGGCTGCAGCTCGTGGCAGTGCGGGCAGGGCACGTGGTAGCGGCAGCGGTCGCTGGCCAGGTAGGCGGCCTCGATGCGGCTGAAGTCGCGCGTGGTGGGGGTGCTGGTGCGCAGGTGCTTGCGGCGGGCGAAGGTGGTCTGGCGGGCGCGGGCCAGCTGCACGGGGTCGCCCTCGCCGTCGACGTCCATCGGGTAGCCGTCCTCTTCGTCGGTGAAGAGGTCGCGCACGGGCATGCTGCGCAGGCCGGCGGCGCTGTTGGCGCCGGCGATGGCGAGGAAGCCGCCCGGAAACTCTTTCAGCAGCGTGGTGTTGGCCTCGTCGCGGCTGCGGTTCTCGCGCACGCGCTGGCGCAACTGGGGGCTCTCTTCGATCATGGGCGACAGGCGCTGCCGGCTGTAGCGCTTGGCCATGTCGATGGTGGGCTGCACGATCATGCACGGACCAGGGTTCACGTCGCACAGGTAGCCGATCCAGTTGGAGCCGATGGTGGTCTTGCTGGTCTGCGCGCCCCACATGAGCACGACCTCTTCCACCGGGCTGTGGGCGCTGAGCGCGTCCATGGGCTCGCGCGCGTAGGGCGTGCGGCTGACGCGGTAGGGGCCGGGCTCGGCGCTGTCTTTGCCGCTGAGGATGCGGTGGCGCTCGGCCCATTCGGTGACGGTGAGGTGCGGCGGCGGCGCCATGTACTCGGCCCACAGCTGCGCCTCGAGGGCGTCGGCCGCGGCGTCGAGCACGGGGTCGCGGGCGCCCATCTTCAGGCGGCCACCACGCTGGCCAGGACGGCGTGGATCTCGCGCTGCAGGGTGTCGTGGCAGCGGGCCTGGTCGTTCTCGGCGGCCAGCACCGGCGCCAGGCGCGCGGGCACCTGCAGCAGCGCCTCGCGCAAGCCGGCCAGGCGCTTGGCGTGGGCGGCGCGCACGGCGTCGGCGCGGATGAGCACGCCCTGCTGCTCGGCCAGCTTGAGCTCGGCCAGCTCGGCCTCGGCGCGCTCGCGGCGGGCGCGGCTGGCCCAGTAGTCGCCGCCGCTGTCGTCTGGCTTGTCGGGCGCAGCGCTCGGCAGCTGCGGCGGGCCGGCAGCGGTGGCGCCTTCGGGCGGCTGCTGCGCGCGGTGGCGCGGCCGGCGGTGTTCGCGGCGCCAGGCGGCGGCGGCGTCGACGCTGTGCGTGGGCATGCCGACGGCGGCGTCCCGCGTCACGGTCGCCGCAGAGACGCCGAGCGCGGTGGCCAGATCCTTCAGCATCATCGACATAACCTATTGCCCCCTTGCGGAATTACGAAAACCCACCACCAGCCACTAGCGGAATTTCGCGGTCGTTTCGCACCCGCGTGGGGAGGGGCTGGGAAGGACCCGTTCGCATGGTCATCAGCGGTTGAAGCGCGAGAGCGCGAAGGCCAGCTCGCGCTCGAAGATGGCAGGGAAGCGCGCCTGCATGGCGGCCACCACCGCCGCCTTGATGCGCCTGGCGTTGAACATCTGCGGCAGGTCGATGGTCTGCACCGGTTCGATCTGCTCGCCGTGCTTGCCGCCCCACTTGCGGCTGGCCATCTTGGTGCCGGGCTGCCTGGTGAACACCGTGCGCCCCTTGTTGCCGATGAAGACGTTGCGGATCAGCTTGCGCGGCTGCCCGCGCTTGATCTTGACGGTGACGCCGGCCTTGCCCGCCTTCGCCCCAAACCTGATGACGTTGGCAGAGCGCGGCTTCTCTTGCGCGTCGAGCGCGGCCTCGAGGCCCAGCCTGCCGTTGAAGAACGTGGCGCGCTTGATGCGCAGCCGCTGGCCCACGAAGCGCGTGTCGACCGCGAACTCCTGGCGGATCTCGCGGCTCATCTGCGTGCGGGCCTGGGCGATGGTGGCGTTGAGAGCCCGCGCCGTGGCCTTGTCGGCCACCTCACGCTGCAGGCCCTGCAGTGCCCGTTGCACCTGGGGGAAGTTGGTCTCGATGGTGATGCGCATGTCAGGCTCTCTTGATGCCCACGGTGTGGCCGTTCTCTTCGGCATAGAAGCACCCCGCAGGGAAGCGCTGGCGCCGCAGCCAAGCGGCCGCAGCAGCCTCGCCCTGGGTCTGCACCATGGCCAGGTGCTGCCGACGGGCCTGCTGGCCTGCCTTGAGGGCCGCATCGACCTTCTCAGCCCCCAGCAGCAGCCTCAGCTCGGCCACCCATGCCGCTGTCTGCGGCATCGCCTCTCTCATTCCTTCCCTCTTCTCTTCAATGCTCATGGTCGTGTTACGGGTGTTTCGGGGGGCGTTACGCGGATAAGGCGCGTCGTTACTTGCGTTACGGTGTTACGCGTGGTGCTTCACACATGCGCACACGCGCCTGCGCATGTGTGTACGTGCGTGGGGTCGTAACAGCGAAACGCACGTAACCACGCGGGTTTGCGGCGTAACAGGGGTCGTAACACCCCGGGTTTGGCGTAACACGCGGGCCATCAGTTGGCATCCTCGAAGCGTGAGCTGCTGATGCTGCGGGTGTACTCGCGCAGCGTGGCCTCGAAGCTCTCCACGCCGTCAGCAGCCCAGGCGCCCTCGCTCAGCCCGTTGGGCGCTGAAAGCCCCCGCGGCAGCCAGCAGCGCACCGCACGCCGGCCATCAGCGCCATGCAGCTGCACCACCTTGTAGGCCAGGCGCGCGCCGTCTGGGTCGCTGCCGCTGTGTTCCTTGATCCAGCGGCCCACCTCGCTGGTGAAGGCGGCCTGGGCGGGCGGGAAGCGCTCGCCGCTGACATCGCACCAACGCCGGAACGCCCGGTACAGCTGCTCGGCCGAACACACCCGCAGAGGGAGCGGGAGATACCCCGCCATCCACTCATGGGCGAAGCGCTCGCTGGGGCGCCAGCCGCGCTGGATCAGCTCCTCCTTGGCCCGGGTCATGATGGGCTTCGTGTGGCGATCGAACCCATCCAGAGGGTAGGAGAGCAGGTAGTGCAGCCACTTGCGCGCGCCGTCAGCGGCCAGGAAGTCGCGCACCTTGAGGTAGAGGCCCTTTTCATCGGCCAGCGGCGTGTACACCACCATGTAGCGCCGGTCGCGCTCTTCCAGGGCCAGGGGCTGGCTCTCATTCGACAGGAACACCACGTTCGCGTGGTTGCTCTCCCAGCGCGTGGCCTGCTGGATCTCCCGGATCGGGAACTTCTGCTGCTGCGTCACGATCAGCTTGAGCCGATTCTTGTTGTGGTACATCTCCTGGCGGCTCACCACCTCGTCGCCGATGATCGCCAGCTTCTGGCTGAGCCAGCCGTTGAACTTGTCTTCGAGCTCGGTCTGGCCCACGGTGATGCCATACCTGTCGTACAGGTCGCGCCACACATCCCAGTACAGGTTTTTGCCAGTGCCCTGCGGCCCGTGCATGACGATGGCCGTCTGCATCTTGGCGCCCAGCTGCTGCAGCGGCAGCGCCTGCCAGCACAGCACCCAGTGCACGATGGCGTCGACCTCGTCGGCGTGCTCGGCGCTGTTGGCACACAGGTGGCGCAGCAGCTCGAGCATGGGCTGCACCTCGCGCGCCTCGCAGGGCAGCGGCTTCGTCTCAAGCCCGCCGAACAGCTGAATGCAGCCCTCGGGCAACTCTTCGCCCGGCTCGAACATCAGCTGCTCGGGCATCACGATGCGCCGCGTGGGGTTGTTGAGCCAGGCCTTCACCGAGTCAGACGTCAGGGCCAGGCGCAGCGCGTCCACTGGCAGGATGCGGTGGTTCTCTTCGTCCCACACCGTCTTGGTGCCGTAGATCAGCACGAAGCGCTCCATGAGCTTCGTGTAGTTGCCCAGGTTGATGCTGCTGGGTTTGCGCTTGCGCGTAGCCCCTCCCCCCTTGGGCGCGGGTGCGCCGCCATCGGGTGGGGCAGGCGGTTCGATAGGCACGACGTTGTCAGGCTGCATGCAAAGCGTTTGAATTGAGCAGCGGCAGCACGTGCCGCAGTTGCCGCCGCACCGCGCCGATACCGTCGCGCTGGTGCAGGTCGTTGAAGTCGGTGTCCTTCTCGCCACGCGCGGGCCCGAACACCGGCCACGTGTACACACAGTTGTCGACGGTGCGCGAGCACTTGTGGGCCTTGTCTCGGCCCGGGTTGCCTGCGGTGCGCCAGTCGTCGTCGGCGCAGATCAGCAGCGGCGCGTGCGGGTACAGCGCGCGCAGCAGCTCGCAGGCCGGCTGCAGGTTGCCCGCATCCAGCGCCACGAACACCGGCAGCCGGCGCTCGACGGCCATGCGCAGGCTCAAGCCCGTGGCGTAGCCTTCGCACACCAGCACCGGCTCGCCCACGGCCACATGGCCCAGGCGCACACCCACGCCGGGCTTGCTGAAGCCCTTGCTGAAGCGCTTGGTTCCGTCCGGCCAGATGCGCTGCACAGCGCGCAGGGCCTGCTCGCGCGGCATGTCGTACCGCAGCAGCGGCACCACGATGCTGCCGTCGGGCAGGTAGCGGCAGGCCTCGGCGTCGACGCCCTTTCGCTGCAGGTAGCTGCTGGTGCCATCACGCGCGGCGGTGGCCCACAGCTCAGCGGCACCCATGGCGGCCAGGGCTGCCAGGCGCGCGCGCTGGGCGTCTTCTTCGGCCTGGCGGGCGCGGCGGCGGGCTTCGAGCTCGTCACGATCGGCCGCGCTCAGGCCGGCCCAGTCCACCGCCACCTTGTGGGCCTCTTGCCCGCGCCAGTCGCCGAACGAACCCACCACCACGTAGGCACCGCCCTGGGTGCGCATCTCACGCAGGGCGTACCACTGGCGCTTCTTCGGGCCGAACCGCACGATGCGCCCGCTCAGGTCAAGCCGGCCGGCCGGGGGCTCGAGGCCCGCGGCAACCATCTGGCCGACAACGTCCTGGGCGTGCATTCCCTGGCGCTCCCGGATGTCAGCGCTCGCCCGGGATTGCATTCCCGGCGATTCCCAAGCGCTCGGCCTTCTTGGCGAGCACGATGGCGGCATGCACTCGACGACGGATTTCTCGCTTCAGCAGCTGCTCGGCCCACGCACCCATATCGGTGTCCTCGGCGTCGGCCAGCAGCTGCAGGCCGGCGTGGTCGTCCGCGTCCAGCTTCAGGCGCAGGTCTTTGCGTTCAATGCTCATGGGTCACACGCTCACGTAGAAGAAAGAAGCCCCGCGCCCAGCCCAGCCTCGGCGCGCTCGCCCGCGCCAGGCCGACAGGAGGGGCCGGCCAGCAGGGC